CAGATCACCGGGCAGTCGTCAAACTCGGCGCTACGGGCATCATTGATGATATAGGTCACCACTCCCATAATGAGAGTTTCTGGCGTCAGCATCTGATGCCGATCTGGATAGTTGAGGTCTTCAAGGCATCGCACCGGAGAGAACCGTAGACGCTTAAGTCTAAGCTCATCGTTTAACTGACATACGACAATGGAACCATCAACAGGAGTCGCGGCGCAGTCCACCACGAGCATTGCACCTTTCATGATGCCTACCCGCCAGATAGTTTCCGCAGACTGCATCATGTAAGTCGATGTTGGTCTGGGGATCAACTTACTGTCGAGAGAAAGCCTTTCAACTGCATAGTCTGATGCTGGAATGTGAAAACCCATATCGCCCCCTTCTATTGACACTGGATATAAAAACAGTATAAATACTGTATATCCAACCAGTAAAGAGGGAAGGGAAAATATGTTTGTTGAGCTGGTTTATGACAAGAGAAACGTTGCCGGGTTGCCTGGTGCAAGTAGCATCATTCTGGCAGAACTGACGAAGCGGGTGCACCTGATTTTTCCCGATGCCGAGGTGAAGGTAAAGCCAATGCAGGCTAATGCCTTAAACAGCGACTGCACCAAAACTGAGAAAGAACGGCTGAACCGCATGCTGGAGGAAATGTTTGAAGATTCTGATATGTGGCTGGTGTCAGAATAAGAGCATTGTTTTGTCATATTGCATATGTAGAATCCGCACCGGCTGGCAATCATTCAATACTCGCACTATCGAACGATCGCCAGCCGCCGTCCGTTCCTGCATACGACGAACAACGGCAACTTTTTTCAGGCGCATTTACTGGTGACATTCTTTGTCGTAACCCCCGAAGAGGCGAGCTTAAGCGCCCGGTTAAATGCAACAACTGTCACGGGTTTTTCCTCTGCTTTAACTCGATTAGAATGACTCTGGAAAACATAAACATCATCAGGATAAATTTCCCTTCTGCGTAAAATTATGTTTCGAACCGGCGAAGGAGCTATTATATTTATTTCCTTCAATCTTCCTCTTTGCTCAAAGGTCAAATTACTACCAACCAAGTTAGTATAGCGAAGCATTCTTACCCTTCCGATACCAACTGGTAAATAGTGAAGGCACACCCACAAATCGGCCCATGTATCACTGATATCCAGTAATCTATGGTTGATTGATGCAATCTCATAAAACGTAAGCAAATCCCTCTCCCCTCATTTTACGCAAGAAAATCTTTCTATATTGTTTACTACAGACTGATAGGCGATATCCACTAGTTACCTAAATTGAGCTAAATTTTTATAATGATTACCAGCCTTCGGATACGCAAACATTACAGGTTTTAGTATGCCGAAATGGACTATCATGCCCGGTTCGACACAGTTTAATACAGGCGGAAACTATCAATATTTAACACTGAGTATCTAGCTGATTTTTAAAACTCAGAGTTCACGGGCTGTATGTTGAACGCAAAAAAGGGGCCAACTGGCCCCTTCAGTTAATTAACCCTTCAATGCAGTTTTCAACATTTCGATCTCTGCCTTCAGGTGTTTCACATACCCCAGCAAGTCCATCACGATCGGGTTGTTGTCTACAGATGGCCGATCGCGAGTTTCCGCCCCAATCTTGTTACCGTCGTCATCCATGATATCGGCGATTTCTTCAGAGTTGTGTTTGATGTATTGCGGCGCCACCTTCTCGGCCTCTTCCGCGATAATCCCGAATCGCAGGCGTTCTTGCTCGTCGTCGTTGTACACGAAGTTAACCATGCGAAGTGCATCAATACGGTTTACTGCTTCCGCAAGGTCGGCATCTTTTATGTCGCGCTTATATGCCAGACCCGATGTACCCTGAAGCGCTAATGTGCCGCTTGAGTACGGCATGTTAATAACCAATTGCCCCACGTTCGACTGCGCGCGGTTACGGGCAATAAATTGCAAGCCTGATGTACCATTAAGCGACATTATCCACGTTTTTCCAACGGCATCGGCGTTTGCCGTATTCTGGTCGCGAAGCCCTACGGCAATAAATCGGTCTCCGTTGGAAAATAACCCCCCAGAAAGGCCGATTTCGGCTTGCGTGATGAATTGACCGCTAGGGGTATTAGGCTTTATAAATCCAGCGTGGTTAAATGACCATGAAGCCGAAGCGTCTGTGCTCCATGCTTCTATTACGGCACTCACATCTCTGAAACCGGAAGAATACGTGTTATGCGATACACTCAGTGACCCACGCGCCACTTCTACACCGGCGATTTTATAAGAGCTAATCACATTACCGCCGCGCGTTAATACTCCGGGGCCTGGTGCTTCTGCGTCCTCGTTAATAACGCTCCACAACGTGTTAGCCGCCGTAAACCCGCCGGATGCGCGGATGATCCAGACACCGACAAAAGAGTTAGGCCATACCTGGTTAGCGCTACGCCCATAAACAGGGTTACTGTCCGAAGCTCTAAAAACAGCACGATCAGAAACGGTAATGCCGGTGCGTGTTGATGCTGCGTTTACCGCTTGCTGTACTGCCGTTACAAGACCCGCTCGCGAAAATGCGCCTGTACTCCCGACAAATTCTGGGTAATTCCCGCCCTGATAGTCGAGTGGTCGCACATCTAAGATACCGGTAATGTTGGGCGCTGCCGATTCGTAAACACCCCCAGACGGAAGCGCTCCACCTTGATCGCCCCGACCGAATAGCCCCTGAATGGACCCGCTTTGTACACCGTTAAAGTCTGGCACCCTGAAAGTAGTCGATCCATCGCCGTTTGAGTAGTTGCCTCGCTTCCCGGGGTTAGCCAACCAATCGGCATCGTCGATCGGCGTGTGCATTTGCGCGTGCACCCATAGTTCAGGCCAGTCGGCACGGTTAAGGATCTGCCCGTCCGACACCACCGCCCACGCCGGAGTAAAGGCGCGACTGGTCCACAAAATCGGCATACCCACGCCGAAGTTTTGTACCCCGTTCATGGTTGGCCCGGTTCCACCTCCGCCAGATACATAGTTCTCCACCCAACGTTGCGTCGTTGCGTCATATGGGTTTACCGGGTCTCCCGCTAACGGGGTTGACCCGATCGGGCGAACGTTAAGCCAGGCGGCGGCACGGTCCGCCAGGTCTGACAGGTTCAGCGATTTAACGAGTGCCTCAGCAGGATTGTGAGATGCCGCTTCTGCTGCGGATTTCTTCGCTTTCTCCGAATAGTGAAGCGCTGAATATTCGTTACCTGTTACCGGGTCATCCTCCGGATTAAGCGCATATTTACGAGCCAGCTCCTTATAGCCTTCAGCATTCGTTTCGCTCTGGGCAGCCTCAGTGGCTGAGCCTTGCGCGCCGGTTGCAGCAGTGGATGCAGTCTGCGCATCAGTTGATACCTGCTGAGCAGTGTCAACGACCGTGTTTTTATCGGCTTCAACCTGCTGCGCATCCTGTTTGATTTGTGCAGCAAGTTGATCGAGATACTCAACATCCAGTGTGTTCAGAATGTTTGCAATACTTAACCACGAGGGGCCAGAGAAGGAGGAGCCATCCGGTAACATGACGGTGATATGACCGTCCACACTGAATACAGCCTGCCAGTTTTGTTTGTCGTAGTTCAGCCCACGCAATGCCTCGGTGCTCTGCACCACCAACGCCGCCGTAACCTGGTTCTGTGTGGCACGTGGTACTGCGTTCCACGCGGAACCTTGCTGTGTAGGACCGGGATATTTGCTGATGAGGGTGATTTCAGTATCACCTTCAACGGACTTAACCGGCAGCGTATAAGTTACACCCCCAACGGTAGCGACAACGAAATCACCGGCGGTCAGTTCCGTGGAAAATGAGGTGCCTGCCCCGGAGACCAAATCTGAGTTATTGGTCAGGGTTAATGTTCCTGCTGACATATTATTTCCTCAATACATTGGGGGAAGGACAAGGATTGGCATTGCGATGTTTTGGTTAAACCTGTTGTCGAACCCCTGATTATAATAGTTACCAACAACCCGACTAAGTCCGGCTCTAATATTATTTCCGGAACGAATCATCCCCTTAAAGCGCACATTATCGTAATCGCCAATCTTGCGGCTATTTGACCCGACAAAACATAATTGCGTAAAACTGTTTCCGACTGTCTGGTTACTGTCGGACACCGTAAGAAGTCGTTCGTAAATAAATGGTCGTTTAAGTGTGGAAAATGTCACCTGCCCCGCTGAGTTGGTCATGGTGATACCTGGTCCCCCAACCGGGGCTGTATTATTGAATATGACCAGGTCTAATGTAACGCTCCCTGTAACGTCATCAGACCCGGTGTAATTGGTATCCCGCACAATAATATTAGTGCCGTCGAATCCTACTGATACACCTCCGTTATCCCAGCGGGCGAAGGGTATCCCGCTAACAGGAAGAGCACGAGACCCATTCACAACCCACTGCCCAACCCATGCGCACGTCATTAATTTAGCGTTGTTCGATATAGCGGTGAAATCGGTAGAGTTAGATACCAGCAGACCGCTGTTATAACTTCCAACCGGGAGTATCTCCAGAATTGCCCCACGCCACTCCATAGGGTAAAGACCATAAGCAGTGTCTGCCGCATTTATGATCACACCGGAGTTACCGTTGCGTACAACATTAGACATCGCAACGGGTATTTGTAGAAACACCTGGTTGTCGACGAAATCCTGAACTTCTACCGGTACTGCTGGCACGACGATTACCTGGGACCCAGGAGTGAGAGGGGTATTAATCGTCAGTTTTTCTGGAGCCCAGTTCGAAGAGTTAGCAGTGAAATTCGTGCAGAACGACGGGGCACGAAGCCCCGCTGTAATCGCCATCACCGGACGACCATCGTTATAATCAATCAGGATACCTTCTGGCATAATTCACCTACCATTTACCAACAACGACTCGCCCACCGCCAGACAGATTGACAGTAATTCCATTGCCGTTAATAACGACCGTATTATTCACACCGTTAAATGCAAACTGGCCACTGGTCGCATACAGTTTTCCATGGAATTCACAGTCGCCACTCTTATCTATATTCCAGCCACGTGTTCCGGCGAGGAAATTATTCGAGCGGATATAGTTCGCAATTTTGGCATTGGTGATCGTTCCGTCCTGGATAAACGCTGAACTGATAAACACCTGACCGTTTACAACGGCAAATGGTGAATACTGAGTCGTTCCACTGCCGCTCATCAGCACAAACTGGTTGGCGTTAAAACCGACACGGGTAATCACGGGCTGACCATCCTGCGCCAGCACTGCAATCGACATCCCGGCGTTGTACATCACGCCGTTGATTCGCACACCAGCCTTCAGCGTGTGAATTGCTGTCGCCCCGTCCGCATCAACTACCGCAGTGAGCTTGTCCTCCAGCGTGGCGGTCACATCCTCGATCTGCGCCTGAACCTGTGTGGACAGTTCAGCCATCGCTTTATCAACATCAGCGATGGTTGTTTTAACAATCAGGATATCTGCACGGACCTCTCCAAACTGCGCCCACTGATGCTCAACGGTTGAATGATTCGCCAGAGCATTTTGCAGTGCAGCTTCCAGACTGGTGTCAATGTCTCCGGTCAGGCGATCGCCATCTTCGGAAGTCAGGAAGCCATCCGCAATATCGCCGAGATAGTCATCGGCGTTATCGTTGGACATGCCGCGGATCCAGTCGGTATATCCCGATTCGTTTCCGGTCTTATCCACCAGTTGCGCGCGGTACCAGAACTCCTGCCCCGCTCTCAAGCCGAGTTGTGTGTATTCCGATGAAGGATAAGGCACATCAGAAAGCAACAACGGATCTGAAAAATCACTGTTCGCGGTGTACTGAATCTCCGTTTTCAGCGTATCAGCAGTGTTTGCCGGGAACCCCCAGTTCAGACGAATACCCCAGTTGATGCCCGTTGCCATAAAACCAACCGGCTTCGGCGGGTTACCGACCTTACCCGTCAGTGTTTTCTCTTCCGAGTAACCCCATCCGGAGGAGATCTCCGCGGCGTTAATGGCACGCACACGCACCAGGTAGCGCCCGGCATAAATACCCGTAACATCGAAAGACGTGGTGGAGCTGCGCGGTACGTTTACCCAGTTGCCATCATTGCGGCGCCACTGCGCTTCATAAGCGATAGCATTGGGTGCCTGGTCCCAGCTGGCACGCATCGTTTCGACGCTGATACCCTGCTGAACAACGGAAAACGAACTGATAATGATGTTTTCCGGCGCATGCTGATTACCCGGAGGAACGACACTGACAGGCCGCTGATCAATGATGGCGCCAGTATCAATGCGGGCATATTTATCCGGATCATGAGAAGCCCCGGAAATCGTGAATGTGCCATCGTTATTATCGGCCACACTCACAACGCGGTACTGCTGCGCATAGAGCTCATCTGATTCAGCAACCCATACACATTCGGCCTGCGGTGTTTCTCCGTAAGCTGTCGTGACTGTAATGGTCCTGCCGTTCACCGCCTGTACTGTTCTGGCCTGCGACACGCCGGACGGCAGGTTCACAATAAGACGGTTACCGGGTGTGATATCCGCCACGCGATCAAGGGTGATGACCCTGCCATTCACAGAACTGATACGACCGCCGGTGACTTTCCCCGACAGCATTTCGTCAGCAACCGCAATGACGTAACCTGGCTGCGGGATGTTACCGTCCAGACCAACAGAGAAAGTAACTACCCGATCTTTGTTATTGGTCAGGATCCCCCAGCGCCCCTTACGGTTTGCCTCCGATTGCCGGGTGCAGCCGATTGCAGTGAGCTCGAGCTGATTGAAGCCGTACCGGGCAACCAGTGACTGTTCAAACACCGGCTCCATCGCATCCGCATAAGCATTATCCGGATCGGACCAGGAAACCAGAGAAGTTGTATAGCGGGTCTTGGTTGTGCTGCTTGAATAGACGAACTGCCCGTCAATAACGTTGGCGCGCGTATAGGTGTAATCGATATCGCGGGGCATGTCCGCCAGCGCCACTATCTGATTGCCACCCCAGTAAGTCATCCCACGGAATATGGCCGCGAAATCCCGCAGCACGGTGTATGCCTCATTCCTGTTCTGCACGTAGACGTTGCAGATATAACGGGGCTCGGTACCACTGCCTCCCTTACCGTCCGGCACCGGCTGATCGCAATACTGCGCGACCTGGTACAACGTCCATTTATCAATGTTTGCCGCCGTCAGGCGATTACCAAGACCAAACCGATCCGTCACAACCAGATCGTAAAAAATCCAGGCCGGGTTGTCTGTCCACGCCCATTTAAACGCGCCGGTCCATGTACCACCATAGGTCCGGGTTTCGGGGTTGTAATTATCCGGAACACGAATTACGCGCCCGCGCGGCTCGCAGGAAATCTGCGGAATAGAGCCATTAAACTGACTGGAGTCAAATTCAATGTAGAGCAAAGCGGTGTTCGGATAGCGCAACTTGGCATCGATCACCTCGGTGTAGCTTTGCAGCGTCATCGCATCGCCAATTTTTGCACTGTTGGCATCGGCGGTGATTTTGCGAAGTCGCACGGTCCATGTTGTTCCTGCCTGCGGCAGAGCAATGCGATGGCTGCGCTCATAACCGGATGTAGTTTTCCCGGTCACACGCGTGTTGATCACTGTCTGCCATGCGCCGCCGTCGGTCTGCAGATCGATCGCATAATTAATCGAGTACCCGACCAGGTCGCCGTCGTCTTCCTGCCTGAAAAGTGAAGGCCATTTCAGACGCAGGCGGATGGCTGAAAGCTGGATATTTGTGAAGGTGTGAGTCCATGCCGTACTGCTGGAGATCGCCGTACCCACATTAATTTCATTTTCGGTGCCCGGTATCCCCTGAATATATTTTTGCGCCTGAGTACCAGGACGAAATTCCCAGGCCACTCCACCGAAGTTTTTCGAACCGTCATAGTTTTCAATGGGTGTTCCGTCAAGGTAGATGTCTTTCCCGGTCAACTGGCCTGCAAATTCGCCTTCGCCCAGCGCGATCAGGATTTTTGCTTTTGCAACAGACTGCAGGTCATCGGGTTGTTCGGTTGGTGTGCGGGTCTTTGAACTGCCGCCCTTGCGGCCTTTAATCGCAGTTGCAGTTACCATATCGTACCCATAAAAAAGCCACCCGAAGGTGGCCTGGTGGAGAGTGATTTTTTATTGCTGATCTTCGACGTAGATGCCAGCGGAGATAATTGCGCCACCGATGCGACGCTTACCGTAAAGCAGAGGAACTGGGTAACCCTGTGCGGCAGTATTCGTCACGCCACCGAAAGCGTAACTGGCCTGATTAGCTGCATCCTGCTTGCTGGCGAGACCAGTTGGTTGCGGAGAAAGCATTTGTATAACCCCACCGAGCATCATTGATGCTCCTGTACCATAAAACCATGGTGCGGCTGCAGCTGCTGGAGTAAAACTTAATACGACACCTACAACGACTAACACAGCTCCAAGTATTGTTTGTAAAACTCCTGATTTTTTGCTTCCTATTACCACAGGTACAATACGAATTATTTCGTTTGTTACAGGAAATGCTAAATCCTCTTTACTTAAATTCTTTTTGCCTCGAAAAACAGCATAAGTTATCCCTCTTTGCTTACTGGTGTTCAGGTAATTTTCAAAGCCATTTATAGTACAACATAAAGCTCTAATAGCTTCTGCCGTAGTTGTAACAACACGATTATGTGATTTACCGAAAGTTTTACCTAAAGTTCCGCCAAGCACAATAGTAATCATAGTCATGTATTCGAAACCCCCAATAAAAAGGCCGAAATTTTTCGGCCTAAAATACAATATATTACTTGGTTCGCCACATCCTATATTGGCCCCACACTCCTTGTTCAGTAATGTATTCCTGTTCAGCCCCATCAGCAATGATATCAAGCGTCTTACGCATACCCATACTGAGGGTTGCGCAATCATTACTTACTCGTAACTTATGAGGACCTTTATCTAAATAGGCGGTTACGAACTGATTTTGACGGAGAAGAGCTAAATCTCTATCATCGATTGCAATTAAAAATTTACACATTCCCCCACTGCCACCGCCAATAAATTGTTTATTCCTGTTAATGGTAATTTTCGTTTGCTCTTTATTGTTATTAGGTGTCACTAACTCTTGATTTAAAATTTTCTCGGCTGGACCATATGGACGAGCACACCCAATCAATCCCAAAACAGCAACAAATAGAAGAATAGCTCTCATACATACTTACCCTCAATAAAAACATCAACGTTAAAACAGATTCAATTAAAAAACTTCATATACAACCCAGGGAGAAATTTTTCACACACTTCAATATGTTCAAGAGAAAACTCCTTATATTTCTCCTTAATCGTACCAAAACTATCTGGACATTGGCCTGCATATTTATAGTAATTATATATACACGGATCAACCTTTACCTTATCAAAAGAGTGAGCTATACCATCAATCACTGTAAGAGAAGAGTTTAGATGTTGAGCAAGTGATAATTGATAGATTAACTCAGAGCTAGTGTAAACAGGTCCTAAAGCGCAAGTTTTTGCCGCGTTATTAAAAATAACTGATTTATCACCGCACTTATCGGAAGCATTGTTAAAAGCAATAGTAAGGTCGCTACGAAGATCAATATGCTTGATATCCAGTGCTGTTGACTGATTTACAATCCCTATAACTCCTAAAATAAAAATAGCGCCTACAATAATATTAGTTGTATCTAAATTAAATTCCCTGCTAAATATGCGTTCCACAGCTGCCGCCCCCCCAACACCCGCTAATATATAGCTCCCCCCTGTCCATAAATTAACTTTACAGCCTAATATTTCATTAGCACACAGCAAAATTCCAGCGACTATTAACAAAACAATTAATGCTATTTTTACATAATATAAGACATTAGCTATCATTTTAATTAAATTGCCTTTGTGATGATTAATCATCTTGCCATTATCCATCAAATAGACCGACATGACGAACTACTAAAATTGTCCTATCTTGCCAGTATCCACCATACGGGACACGCTGGCTCAGGTGTCCGTAAAGGTGATGCAGCAACATATTACCCTCCAGCAGGATCCCGGCATGGTTCCACTTATTCGCCTGGACCTGCATGATCACCATGTCGCCAGGTTGTGGCGCACCGGTGAACTCCCGGAATCCACATTCAAACCAGCACTCCTGATAAAAGTTATCCGGATACTGATCTTCCCACCACGGATAATCCACGCGGTAATCGTGAAGTTCTATCCCGTGGGTTTGCCGGAAGTAGCTCATCACCAGCCCCCAGCAATCGAAGTGACCAAGAACAAACGGTCGCTCGAGCAACGGTAGCTCCCCGCGAGGCTGAATGGTCCGTAAATCACCTTCCGGCCAGCTGACAATATGCCAGGGGAGAAGTGTTGCGTCACACTGAGCCTTATCCAGTTCACTCGGTTGCGTTGTTGCGTCCGGATGGCTGTGAACGATGGCGATCACCGTCCCCCAGTCTTCTGCGCTCGCATAATCCTCCGGTGAAAGATGAAAATGCTCTGTCGGTTCTGCTGCCAGATTGCGGCACGGAAAGTAACGCTCAACACGGCTTTTCTGCGCCACCACACCACAGGATTCCCGGGGATACACGGCAGCGGCATGCGCCATAATGGCATTAATGGTTTTTTGCCGCATATTAACTCCTGATCAACGAGGTACCGGGGAACCCGCCAAACGGCAACTCGTTACTTTCACCATGCCGCAGCTTGCAGGCTGTCAGAGTACCGTTACATTCATCCAGGGAAGGATCACTGACGGGTTTGTTGTTTTTATCGAAATAGCGCGCGCCGGCGTAATCACAACCATCGCCAGAGCGATACTTATTGCGAATGCACCAGGTACACAGAGAATGCAACTGGCGCGTCGGGATCATCAGCCCCTGCAGGTCCATCGGGCTGGTCAGCGTAAATTCAACAACCTCGTTGGTCTCGCTGCTTTTAGCGTCAATGTAGAAAACCTTCAGCTTCTCCTGCGTCGGATCGGCTGTCGGGTTACCGCCAATATAATTTCTGGCATCAAGATACTTCGCCAGAGTATCGTGGACAGAGACCTTCGCCTGTAGAAGATCATCATAAGCAAGACACAGGGCAGTAATCGAACTGTCGAGATTGGCTACGCTGAGCTTGGGTTGTGGGCTGGAGCCGTCAGTAGTTGCCTCAATGCCTTCGATCTGACATGGCCAGGCTTTATATTCATTCCCCTGCCACCAGATCGACTTTGCCGGAAGTTTACTTTCATCACCGCCAGCAGCGTCAATTTCCTCCGGCGTATACGCGACGTTATGCGCGTGAAAATGCATCACGTCAGACACACCAAACGCGGTTCCGTCGACTTCAAAAAGCCGTACCGGATTGCCTGGCTCAAGCTTCTGATAATCTGTGTGCAATGTCATGGTGCAAATGCCTGCTCGAATGTTGCTGTAATGGTCATAACCTTTTTGTTTTTGACCACCTTCTTGAGACTGTCAGCCTCAACCCGCCACAGGTTTTTATCCTCGTAAGGGGGCGTAAAAATAAAGGACTTCGTTTTATGCCGGCGTAAAAACGTGTAGATTTCCAGCGCTGTTCCCGGATTTCCTGTATATGAAAACTCATAGGTGAGCACTTCATCATTCAGTCCCGATCCGCTGATTTGCGTATACCCGTCACCAAACTGCACCTTCCGGACAGCATCCCTGCTGCCCGTTGTTGGCTGACTTGCTGCCTGGATACGCCAGGTAAAAGTTTCTATTGCCATAAAACCTACCTGCCTTTTGTCGCATTCCAGATTAGACCGCCAGGCTGTATCGCTTTGGCAATCCCGTCGTTCACCGATTTCTTAATCACCTGCTGATAGGCTCGTCCCAGCGCTTCCCCGTTGTTCTGCTGCTGTGTACTGGAAGAGGGATTTTCAACCGTCACCGGCGCATAGACACTGACACCGAAGGGTGCCGCCGGACCAGCAGTGCCACCACCTACCAGACCACCAGAGGCATAGCCCTTCATCATCCGGTACAGGTTGCCGACGCCGATCCGGCTGGTAGCCTCTTTGGTGAAAACAAATTCACCACGGTGAACCACCCCGGCGGGCTCATACTTCCCACCTGAACCAGTAAAACCACCGCCCGCAAATCCCATAGCCGTTGTTGCCGAGTCGACAAGGCCAACCATGGCCTGTTTCATCAGGATTTGAGTCAACATTGACAGCGTGGAGCGTGTAAAGTCAGCCCAGTTAGCTTTCCCGGTTGTCAGCATATCGGCCATGTTCTGACTGATGCCATCCAGAGTGCTTGTTGCAGCAGATTTAACCTGACCATAAGCATCTGATGCAGAATCAACGTAGTCGGCCCAGGCGGATTTTGCACCGGACTGCCAGTCATTGCGCAGATTGTCCTGCTCTTCGTAGTAGTTTTTCAGTGCGGCCAGTTCATTCTGGTAACCCTGATCGGTATCAGTGCCTCCCGCATTGAGCCATCCCTGACGAAGCTGTGCCTCTTCATTCTGACGTTGCGCCGCCCGGCGGCTCATCGCACCACCAGCAACCAGCGCCCGCGTTTTTTCGCCGATCTGCGTGACGTATTTCCGGGAAGTATCCTGCAGGCGGTTCAGGCGCTCCTGCGCCATGATCTGATCACCGAGACGCGCGTTAACCTCTGCGCGCGAAAGGACTTCATCCTTGCTGGCCAGTAAGGATTTTTCCTGAGTGGAAAGGGTTCGTGTTTTCGCGGCTTCTTCAAGGACAGTAAACCGTGACTGCTGGCGCCAGAGCTCCTGCCGCTGCTGGCTGATGGTGTCAGTAATACTGCGGTGCTCCTGAAGTGTTCTCAGTTGCGCCTGCAGTTCAATCGTCTGTGCGCTGGCGGTATCGACGGCCCTGACGCCGGAGGGCGTTTTCACCGCCGGAGCCTTGCCCGGCTTTTTCAGTGAATCCTCGTACTCCTTTTTCGCCGCCGACATATTAATGTTGTAATCTGCCTGAAGAATGCGCCCTTCTTTCAGCGCCTTATTCAGCTCATTCTGCCTTTGTGTGTACTTCTCAAGTGCAGACTGTGTTTTTGTATAGTTAGCCTGTGCCTGGGCGGCATATTTCTGCCTGTCAGACTCAGCAACCGCTTCACGGGAGGCATTCTCCTCATTCGCCCTTGCAACACCCGCTTGCTGCTGTGCCATTTCCAGCGCCATCCTGGCTGTTTCCCTGTCATTCCAGAACCGGTCACGCGCTTCACTGTTCACGTACCCGTCGTTTCTACGCAGGTTCCAGATTTCATCCGCACGCTTAAACGCGGCTTCTGCCTTACTGACCATCTCCTGCGCTGTATCCGGTCGCCCGACGTCCAGCGCCGCATCCCACATCGATTTAAAAGCGCGCTTCAGGGAATCCGCTGCTGACTCAATGGTCCCCATATTGTCGCGCAGGGATTTTGTCTGTTCGTTAAACCCGCTGGTTGCCGCATCATTAGCCGCCTGCAGGGCAGCAGCCTCATCACCGGCACGTTGCAACTGCGCAACATACGCAATCTGCTCAGCCGTCACGTTATGGAACTGCTGGGCCATCGCGATAAGACCGGAGGTAGGATCATTCGTCAGTTTGCCAAACGCTGCAGCAACCTTATCAACCGGAACGCCGGACACTTCAGTAAAGCGGGAAACTGACTGGCTCATCGCATCGAAATTCGCCCCGGCGCGCACGCCGGCATTAACCAGTTCCGTCAGCGCCTCACTCGTCTGGCTGAACGTCAGCCCGGCACTCTGTCCGTTTCTTGCCAGAACCAGCATTCTGTCTGCCGTCAGGCCTGCCGAATTACCTGAAAGAACGAGCGTTTTATTGAAATCTGAAAGCGTGGATGAGCCCTGGTACCACGAATAAAATAACGCCCCCGTTGCCACTGACAATGCGCCAACACCCACCATCAGCGGAGATATGGCCCCCGTCAAAGCCCGGAACGTGGGAATAATCCCGCCGAATGAGTCTTTAACCTGCCCGCCCTGCTGCAGCATAATGAGCCACGGACTCTGCCCGCCCGCCAGCTGCGTCGCAATATCTGTAAATTGTGCGGGCAGCATACGCATCGCATTCGAGTACTGCCCCACGGAAAGACCGGCTTTTTTTGCCGCAATTTCCTGACGCGAGAACGCCTGCCGGATACGTAACTCCGTATCATTAGCCGCATCCCCTGTTTGTCTGAACTGTCGCTTAACGTGGGTTATCTGTTCATTAAATTTTGTCGAGTTAACGTCAAGGTTAACAACCAGATCCCCGACTGCCGTCTGGGCCATAGCGAACGCCTCCTGTCATTCCTGACGCCTTCGCCATCAACATATCGTCATCAGGCTCTTCCGGTGGCAAATCGTCGGGAGTCGGTGTCAGTATGCTGAAGATGGCAGGAGTCAAATCCGGGTCACGGAAAAACATCGATGAAAGGGTGTAGAGCAAACCTGAAAAGTGAGCATCAAGCTGCACGTCATGAAAATAATTGTCCCGGTAGAAAATACGCCAGTCGCTGTATTCCGTGGAGGACATGCCAGCCAGCATTGCGCGCCAGTCAGGACGACTGAACTCACGCGCTAGCTTCATGACGAACGTCAGCTCGCTGGCGAGGACTTTTCCGCGGTGACCGGCTCTGCCTGAATGTCGCTTTCAGGTTCAGTAACGTCTTCTGGCGGCGGTAACATACCGGACAGGATTTTTATCCTGTATTCAGCCAGTGCCAGCACCTCGAGAGGCCAGGTAGACAGCACCTCATCCTGTATTTTTTTAACCTCTTCGGCAGCACCACCAGGCAGCGTGCCTTTCAGTGCATGGGCGTGCCATAGTGACATCGCCACCACAAATGCACTGCCACGCACAGTGGTTTCCATGGCTGTCTGGATATCCCCTTCTTCAACGGCTTCAATTTTTTTCAGGTATTCAAGATGCTCAATACGCTGCAGCGCCGACAGCTCATACAACGTAACGCTCGCACCGTTATGCTTTAGCGGTTCGCTTTTCAGAAACATGATTAACTCCGGGACGGGGCCGAAGCCCCGGTATTCAGGAAACGGTTACGCTGCAGATCGCCACGAAAAGGCCATCATTGGTCATGACCACAATATCTGCGGTACCTGCCGCCGCCCCCGTAATCGTGACGGTGTCATCACTGGCAGTTGCTGTCGCGACTGACGGATCGGATGAGGAAAGGCGGAAAGTTTTATCTGATGCCCCTGCAGGAGTAATCCCGACGACCACGGTGGTCGTGTCACCAATACCCACCGCTGCAGTCTCTTTATCCAGCGTGACGCCGGTTACCGGAACAACCGGCGCGCCGCTTTCTTCTGCCAGTCCCGGTTTGCCAGTGTTGGTGACTTTTGCTGTGCGGGTGATGACTTCTTTGGCAGGGATCGCCTTGCCGAGACTGCTGCACCAGCCGCGGAACACATCAACGGCACCGTTCGGGTATTTGATTTTGTAAGCGCGAACCGAGCCATCATTAAACCAGGTTACCAGGTCTTTCTGACCAGCTTCACCCGGCTTCCAGGCCAGCGTAAAGGACGTATCCCCGGCTGATTTTTCCCCCTGAGCTGTTGCACTCCAGTCTGCATCTTCATCGTCGAGATAGGTATCATCATACGATTCAGCCGTCATTTCTCCCGGCGTCAGATCCTTGATTTTCGCCAGGCGGCTCCAGTCGATATCCGAAAGCGGGTTGGCGAACGGATTCCCCGTGCCGGTATAAATCCACAGCGTGGTGCCTGCACCTTTTACAGGCTCAAGCGGGTTTGGTGTTGGCATAGCATCCTCACATTTCGTAAGTAATGGAATATTTAAGGTCGGCGGAACTCCACAGCGCCAGATCCTCATCGCGCTGGTAGTCATACCCCTGGACATTCATGAGCGTAACGATCCCCTCCAGCGCCGGAATATCCGCCATAGCCGGGTAAACACGGTACTCCACCCACTCATCCAGTTCGGAATCAGGGACCTGGGCAGGCAGAAAAACTTCGATATGCAGGGTGGCCTGCCATTCATTTGCATCCAGGACAGCATCTGTTGGTTCTGCGTCCGTCAGAAAAACAGCCACTGCCGGAAATTCATTTTCTTCAAATGTCACTGGCCGGCCGTCAAAATAAATCGCGTCATGACCGATAATCCCTTCAAGGGCATCGATAACCGCCTGTCGGATATCACTGTGTTTCATCGTTTCAGAATCAGCCTGAGTTGGTTTTTAAGGGATGCCCGTAGTTCTTTGGGCATATCGGTTTCCATCAGTTTTGGCAGTTCATCCTTAAACGCCGTTGTCAGTGGCACCGCCAGCGGGATGCTGACGACCTCAATCGGGTAGCGTGGTTTTGCCGTTCGCCGCATAACATGCCAGCGACCGTTTTTCAGTTGCTGAATAAATGCGCCCGGAAAACGAAACGGACCAATGCGCAACACACTGTTAGCCCCTCGCTTGTCACGTTTACGGCGGGAAAGTCTGACACTGGCGGTACCGAGTTTGATCGCCGGCAGGTTACCCCGGTTTACACGGATAAGCGCCCGTGGCTTCTTCACCGTGGCACGCCTTACCCTGGCGCGCTGTTTAACCAGTTTGCGTGGCACCCGGGTGTCTTTCGATACGACGGAGACGCTTTTATTGACTGCGCGTGTCGCAACACGGTTAACCGCCTGCGCAGAAGCACGCGGCACAGCGGTAGTACTGATACTGTTCAGGTTTGTGATTGCCTGTTCCAGCCCTTTAATGGACATGCCTCCCCCTTAACGCCGTCGGTTTGATCCCGGCGGCGAACCTTTACCAAGGAAAACATGACAGCTTCCGCAATCATCCGGCCCGATACGATCAACCCAGTAAGACGAACCGTTGGTCACCAGGGTATCGGAGCGCCGCAACCCGCTGACAGAAGATGTATCCACGAACAGTGACGAGCTTGTACCTTCCACCCGGACACCACTGCCCGCATACGCGACACTCTCGGGATCATCAAAAACACCACGTATCGTTTGCCCCGCCATTTCACCGGAAGTCACTGAGGCTTCCACCCCCATCGCGCAACGAATAACATCATCAGCACGGGACAGAGCAGCATCGAAAATGTTGTCGAAATTAGCCACGTCGCCCCCGGTTATTTTTCGCTGGCAAGCCCACCAGCAATCAATGCTTCGGCTTCATGCGGCAGAACACGGATCGACATCCCTGTTACGGCGATGGCGACAGGCGTATTTTCTGTTTCATGCAGCGCATCGATGTGCAGGGTGGCACGCGTAATAACCGTCACCAGCCCGGCATCCGTTACCGCGGGTTTCTCCTGCACCTGATCATCATCAGGATTGTCCGTGGCGTTTTCCTGCGCGTTAATCTCGTTATCACCGGACTGTTCGTCATCGTTACCGTCGTCAAGCTCTTCCTCAAGCTCTGCAACCCGCATCGTCAGTTCTTCGATAGTGCCGGTAACGTTCACATCACGCCCAAGTTGTGCGCCAAGCGCTTTCAGGCGCTCAACCAGTTTTTCTTTTGCTGTCATGGATAGTGCTCCAGAGAAATGGCCCCGGAGGGCCATACGAGAGTAATTACGCGAGTTTTACCGACACAAATTCATCAGGATCGGCCAGCAGCATCAGTGGCGCAGACTGGACCATCGTAAACTCACGCGCCGGATCGCCGGTCTGGATCCAGTTTTTCGGATAACGAGTGGAGGAGTTGATACCGGCATTCAGTGCGTCAACGTCCTGAATTGCGCCATAGGTACGCAGACCGCGCGCCAGAGTGTTGCCCAGCACCATAGAAAGATCCGGCAGGTAGTTCTTTTTGGCGTCACCTTCAATGTACTGCCCGGCGTAAACCACAATCGCGACATCGCCGTACATGCCCTTGTAAGACACCGCCTTGCCCAGGTCCTTGAGCGCGGTTTCCAGCTCGGAGTTTGAGCCACGACGGGTATCCAGTTTCTCTCTTACTGCCTTGAAAGAACGGAACAGTGCCCAGCCTTTCGGGTCAAAAACAATAATATTGACCACGCCGCTGGCATTAAGCGCATACGCTTCGATGTCCTCCGTCGGGTCATACGTTTCTTTGTCTTTGCCGGACCATGCAGCCCCGCCAGCCTGGGTGATGTTGTTGACGGCACTGCGCCCCATATCCACCTCAACCGGGTCAAACTTATCCCCTGTCATGGTGTATTTACCATAGAGCACAGCCGAAACCGCCTGCATCTCTTCAACCTGCGCAATCGCCAGCTCTTCATCTTTCATGTTCTGGAGGATGATGCGGCGACGGCGGTATGCCGGATCGGCGAGGTTCTTCGGATCTTCGTCAGGCAGGCGACGAAGCGTCATTTGCGGGTTTACCTCATGCTTGGGCTTCACATAACCCGGCGTGAATTCGGAAGTGTTACCGCCGCGTGAGCGGATCACATTGCCGGAGACAATCGGCGACACGTACAGCGCCATATTAACCAGACCGGGGATCTGAGAAAGGTAAACTTTTTCGGTGGAAAACGGATAGCTTTCACGAAAGAAGATACGCAGAAACAGCGGATCAAATTTGAATTTTTTCTCGGTAACCGCCAGCAACTGGGCAGTGGTATACATAGACATAGTTTTTTCCCGTAGAAAAAAGGCCGCTCATGCGGCCTTTATGGATGGAGATAACTGGCTGGTTAAGGGGTCACACAATACTGATGGAGGTACCGGCGAAGGCGTTGCGTCTGACGTTATCGGTTGCCGCAGCAGCAGGCCACAACACATCTTCAATCCGGAAAGAGCCCGTTTTAAAGAACGTCAGTTGATCACTGTTCTGATCGGCGTCAATCGCGAGAATGCCTGTCGCTGTGCCAGCGGCAGCACCGTCCCAGACAACCAGCTTCCCGGCAGCGGGATCAAGCATCAGCGGCGTCATCGCCGGAACACTGTCCGTTAAGGCACCGGGGGCGGATGCGGTATGTGCCGGGTCACTGTTACCCAGCGGCTGATAATGCTTAAATTCTTCGTTTGGCATTGGAACCTCTTATACAGGTGTGTTCATCAGGTCATCGGTATCAGATGCCTGGCTGGCGGCACTGACAGCACCAGGCGCGGTGTCCATCAGGCGATCAAGTGCGGTATCCGTTCTGACCTGCGCGCTCGCTGGCGCTGCGGCGAGGATCAGTTGCGCATTTTCAACCGTCATACCCGGTGTTGCCGCGAGCACCCGCGCCTGCGATTCACGGCCCTTCGCCTCTTCACAGTTCAGGATCCCCATGATTCGGCTGTTTTCGGCATTTACCGCCGCTGAAACCTGCGCGCTGATATCGGCAGATGCAGTATTTACCGTCGCGACAGGCGTCGCACCGTCGACAGTGACTCCGGCTGACGCGTCCGCTACAGGCTGAGTTGTTTCAGCGGATGCAGTGGTAGTTTTCATATTTCCTCCGAGGGTTAATTTCTTTCGTTTATCAAGTGCATCGCGCATCACACTGAGCGCGTCGGTGTTATTGACGAGTTCGTCTGCGATTCCGTTCTCAATGGATTCCTGTCCGGTGAAAACCGCCGCTTCGGTATCCAGTACCGCCTGAACAGTCAGGCCGCTGTACCCGGCCACCTTCTCGGCAAACATCTGTCGGGTGGCATCAATACGTGCCTGAAAATCAGCACGCACATCCTTCGGCAACTTTTCGTAAGGGTTGCCGTCGACCTTGTGATCGCCGCTGTAGATGAGCGTGACTTCGACGCCGCTGGTCTTGAGTACAGCACCGTAGTTGCTGTGCGCCATCATGACGCCGATCGAACCGGTTCTGGCGGTCTGGGTAACAAGACGACGGGATGTCGCGCTGGCGATAAGCTGCCCGGCGCTACAGTTCATGTCGTTCGCCAGCGCCCAGATCGGTTTGATATCCCGCAGACGGGCAATAATGTCAGCGCAGTCAAAAGCACCGGATACCATGCCGCCAGGTGTATCCATATCCAGAAGAATGCCGTCCACGCCGGGATCACTGATAGCCTGTTGCAAGCGGGCAATCATGCCGTTGTAACCCGTCATACCAGAATACGGTTGCAGCGAACGGGTTTTACTCACCAGCGTGCCGGAAACCGGCAAAACCGCGATACCGTCGATCACCTGGTAACTGCGTGACGGGCGCGGCCCCATCTCTTCATCGTCACCAAACAGCGCAAGGGGTTCAGCAATCTGTTCACCGCTGAGAGTGACGCCGGAAACGGTATCTGTCAGACGGTTAATACCCAACTGGCCCGCCAGCGCGCAAAAGAAAACCCGCGCATAGGCGGGTTCAAGTAGCAGCGGCTCATTAAAAGCCAGGCTGGCAATATGCGGGAGATTACGCAGCTCGGGCGTCATCTTTCTCCTCCTTAGTGGAATTCTCTAACCCGGACTGGAAGGCAGCAGCAGCCCATGAAGGCGGTTTGAGCCCGGCGGCACGGCGCTCCATCGTTTCGCGAACCTGCTGCGCGAAAATTTCCTGATAATCTTCACCGCGTTTGGCGCACTCTTTTTCATACGTACTGAGGCCCGCTTCGATCAGCATGACCGCTTCCTGAACCTCTTTCAGTCCGTCAATAGCCATGCGCCCGGAACCAATCCAGTCGCAGTTTCCCCAGGCGCTTCGCGCTTCCTGAAAGCTGAACCTCGCCCGGGAAGGCAATGTCACAACCCGACGAATAATGGCCTCTTCCAGCCAGCAGAGAAACATCATGCACGCCTGACGGGACGCCACGAATTTCCGGCGCCCCATAAAAAACGCCCATGATTCATTGGCGCTGGCGCGGGCGGTGGAGTAACTCATCTGGGAGTAATTCCGGGACAGTTGTTCAAACGAAACGCCAAGCCCGGCAGATATATACCTCAACAGCGACTGTTCGAAGACCGAATAGCCGTTATCCGCGTTCGGTGGCGACTGGAGATTCAGGGAATCACCCGGCATAAGGTGCGGTACTTTAGCCCCACCCAGGCGAACCGGCGCCGCAGAGTAGTACGACGCCATTTCCGCCAGCCAGCCCGTGAATTTGTTCTGCTGCTCTTTATTATCAGCGCCGAGAATAAAATCCATCGCGGTCTGGGTATCGAGTTCACTCTCGATAGTGGCAGCATACATAGCCTTCACGATAGCGCTCTGTAACTGTGTGTTCTGCAACGTATCGAGCATCTTCATTTGCTCCATGACGCTGTAAAACTGGTTGGCGCCGCGGGTCTGACCGTCCTCCAGCGGTTCAAAAATGTGAATGAATGAAGTGCGCCCACCAGCCAGCTCACGCGGAATATACGTCCATTTCTGCGGCATCCAGCCAGGATAACCATCATCGCTGACGTAATACCCCACCGCCGCCCCGGTGTTGTTCACCGCCACACCGGCGCGACAGTTTCGCGTGTCGCCCGTGTTATTCGGGTTACTGATACGCTTCGGACTGACCATTTTGAACTGTGTACGGAAAAGGCGTCCGGGGCTGCTGTCCCACGCGGGCTGCACACACAATTCACCATTAAAGGAGTGCATTGCCACGCCTTCACGGATCATCATCGTGAAAGTGCGTTTGCGCTCCGCATCGATAAAGCAGTTGTCGTCTTCAGCAAACTCTTTCCACGCGGCTTCCACCTCGCGGGAGAAAGCCCGGGCATCCTCTTCAGAAATGCCAAGAAAACGCCAGCTCGGACGGTGGCTCAGGCGAAAGAATGAGCCGACGATATGATCCTGGTGCAGTTGTATCGCATTTGCGGCATAGCCGTTATTCCTGACCAGATCGTCTGCGCGGGCGTTACCGTGCGCAAAATTGGGCAGTAACGCCGCATCAGGGCTTTCGCTCTGCGGTTGCCACCCCCTGAGTTGCCCACCAAAACCATGACCACCGCCGTGATAACCGGCGTATTCCCGTAACGACGTCCTGCCGTCCGGCCCCAAAAGTGCAGGTGTTTTCATACGTAAAATCCTGCCGGCCCCCGGCGACGTTGAGTGATACCGACCTGAACCTCCAGATCAGCAATGTATTTTTTAAGGTCGCTCACCGAAGTAACCGTAAACTCTACCCGGCGACCGTCCTTTTGTACCGTCGCCACCCGCTTTCCCGTCATCAGGTCATGCAGTGCGGCGCGGGCGCTGTCGAGATCGGATTGTGACGCCATTACTCATCTCCAGATAATGCCCTGGCGTAATCTGCCACGGTCTTTTTCGGTTTACGCGCCCCTTCTTCCTCCAGCAGGCTTGCCAGAAGAGAATCAAGGTTCAACTGCCAGCGGGAAATACTGATCCGCAGTGCCGCCAGCGCATACACAAAGCAGTCGAGTGCCTCATTGCGGCGTTTTTTGCTGTCCCAGACTATTTTCTTCCGCCCGTCCACCCATTTCTCAACCTGTTCCTCGGCGGTCAGTTGCTGTGCCTCAGTCAGATCGTAAATATCAGGATTGTTGGGGAAGTGAACGGCCCCCGGCAACGGTTCATCACCTTCGGCTACCAGGGTGAAACGGTTGTAAATCTGCTCTTTTGCGGTATCAGTACCGACTTCAGTCAGATAGACACCGTTCTTGTTGCGCTTACGCGGCATATTCGCGACGGGCTTACCGTAAACGGATGCCCCTTTTATCGGGATCACGCGGAACAGACCATGCTTTTTCGAGCGGTTGTAGACAATGGTGGGATCAATACCGCCAATATCCCAGCAGATACGGGATATCGACATTTCAACGCCATTCTGTCGGGGATATGTTTTGTTGAGCGCCTCATCAACCCTGAGAAGCGTCGCCTCATCATCATGACGGCCCATAATGATCTGCCGGTCAATGAGCCAGCTTTCTTCACCAGGCCCCCATCCCCAGACACGCATTTCGTATCGGTCAAGCTGGGAGTCGATCCCGGCGGTCAGATAAGCAACCCGCTCAGGGACTGAGGCTTCAAAGTGTTCCTTACGCTCAGCCATCACATCCGCATCAGGCCGTTCACCGATTTTCGGCTCCCACGTTTCACCCAGCGTGGTGTTCACGAAGGTTTTACGCTTTCCGGTATCTCCTTTCGTTTTTATCCAGTCTTTGACGATCTGTACCCAGGTAGTGAACGGGCTGTATGCTGTCCAGATGTGAAACGTCACACTGTCCGGCGGGTCAATTTCTGCGCCTGTTGACGAAAACCAGGATAAACCGTCACGCGTCCAGATCCCTGTGGTATCGCAGATGTACCTGGCCTCAGTAAAGTCCAGTTCCTGCTGTTTAATCACGCAGGCGTTATGTTCGCAGAGGTAAAAAACACTGGCCGGTTCGCCGGGAGTCCACTTCAGCCCGAATGGCGTTTCTTTATCACCAAACTTGAGATATTGCTCCTCACCGCAGTGCGGGCAGGCAACGTGGAAACGCATGAAGTGTTCTGACTCTTTTGCCGCCCGCTCAATCTGGCATGTTCCTTTCTCTTTGGGCGTGGATCCGCGGATTGATTTGGGCCACACCGACCCCTCAATACGCTTATCACCGAGAAAGGTCGGAGATCCCTCTTTTTCAATATCGTCGTCGAACGCCGCGAGTTCATCGTATCCGGCAATATCCACCGATTTTTCACGGTAGTTTTTTGCCGCCTTTCCGCCCAGGCACCAGAAGCCGCGACCGTTAGAAAAACGCTTCATACTGAGCGTGTTGTCACGGTGCTTTTTGCCGTACCACGGTGCCAGTGAAAGCAGTGAAGGAATATCCCGGATAGTCGGCTCAACATGCGACTTCATGAAGTTTTCGGCGTCGCCGTCGGTAGGAAGCCAGATCAGGGAGTTTCGCTGTTTGTGCTCAATAAAATATGCATAAACCCCGAGCAACATTTTTGAATAGCCAACACGGGCAGATTTAACGACGTTCACCTCGCGGATATAGTCGTTTCCCATCGCATTCATGATCGCGCGCTGAAAAGGCAATGTTTCCCAGCGCCCTTCCTGATAAGCAGATTCTTTCGGGAGATAATAATGGGTGTCTGCCCATTCAACTGCCGTCTGCGGCTCTGGCCTGTACAGAGAATGAAGCCCCGCACGCGCAGAGTGCTGCAGTCCCTTAACCTGACTGTTCGATATATTCACTCAGCAACCCCGGTATGATTTCATCCAGCGCAGCTGCTTTGTTCATGGCTTTGATGATGTCCTTTTTGAGGAAATCAATATGTCGGTTTTCCAGTTCCGGAAAACGCCGCTGAACCGACAGAGGGATCCCATCGAGAATACTGGCTATTTCACCGGCGATCCGTGACAGCACGAACGTGCAGAATGCGGTCTCCACCACCTCAGCGGTATCTTTGGCATTTTTTAGCTCCTGGGCGTCAGCCTGTGCTCGGGTAAGCCGGTGCCGCTCATATTCAATCGTGCCTGGCTGGAGGTCGGATTCCGAAGCAATGCGAAGATCCTCTACCTCTTTCCGTAATTTCTCATTCTCAATCTCCGCATCGCGCGCGGAATACCACTCGATAGCGGCGGCTGAGTCATAGAGTACTTCGTTACCTTTTCCACCACCGCGCGCAACCGGCATCCCCTGATCCTGCCAGTTCTGGATCGTGCGCACACTGACACCGAAGATGTCAGAAAGCCGCTTTTTGTTGACCTCCATAGCTCACTCCGTGCGCAAAAACAGAGAACGGAAACGATCTCGGGTTTTTTACCCATTTTTCTGGCTTAACGTTTCCTTTCTTTTGAGGGGGTGTTTTCTTTTAAAACAATGAATTAGCGAGAAGAAGAACGGAAACGGCAAAAACCCGAAAATTTTCATAAATAGCGAGAATCTGCGCGGACGCCGCCCCGTAACAGACCAGATCGCCAGAAAGGACCCACAAAAACAAAGCAAACAAAATGTGATGAAGTTCAAGCTGAATCACTTACTCAACTTCAAATGCCGAAATAAAAAAGCATCATCTCTTGAGAAAGATGATGCTTTTATTAGAACTGGCCGTCGATGACGATTAGATTAAATTAATTTTTATGTCATAGCTTTCCAGTCCAGTCATTTTTTCCCGAGCAGTAAACTGGATATCAGCAACTTCTTTACCTGTCTTTTTTTTGAGCTCAGTTATTTTTTTAGTAATGAAATCAGAAATATCCGCTTCAGTTTTTCTTTTTAACTCTTCGATTTTCATCATGCACCTCTTCTGGTCTGTATTGGCATCTATGCCCGGCAGATCCCATGATTCATGTGATAACTTGAACAACCATTGGTATCTATAAACGATAAGTTGGAAAGTTTCAATAATCAAGGGGTTAGTGCATATTGTTTATACTAATTTCGCTCAATAATCAAACAACCATTCACTACTTTAGCCACATTCATAAAGGTATGAACAGTAATCATTTAAAGAGTTTTGATGCTGCTTCAAGAATTTCTTCAGAAGTAACATCCCGGTCTGAGGCAACATAAACAATCTTATGATCTCCGGTTATAGACGGAAAACCTGCAGACATTACTTGTAGATGTGCTTTTTCCCCATTAGGGTACTCGCGCATTATTGTAGTAATACCCTTCATTACTGATACTACTACAGCGGATTCTGAATTAAAAAACACTATCACTTTTTTCATAATTCTCCCGTGTACACCCTGTCAATAAGAACCGCATAAAAAAGGCCCCATAAGGGGCCTGATTTTTATTTTCTGAAATCTAATGGAGACTGACCAGAACGAATGTACATTGCAATATTATCGAATGTAATCATTGTAGTTTTGCAAAAAATACATTTCGCGCCGAAAGGATTGCTATCTGTGACATCAAAAGATGATGTTCTGTACTGAGACCCATGGCAACAAGGGCATCTGAAGTGAATATTATTAGTAATAACAGTTTCCTTAAAGGGCTACGACATTAACTGCCGAGGGACCTTTAGGGCCCTGTTCAACACCAAACTCGACTTCCTGATTCTCATTCAGCGTCTTAAAATCGTTACTTTGGATAGCAGAAAAATGTACAAATACATCCTTACTACCATCTTTTGGAGTGATAAAACCAAACCCTTTTTCAGGATTGAACCATTTAACTAAACCCGTCATTTTGTTAGACATAATCATTACCTTTTTTGAGTAAGCCCTTGGGCAGAATGGTCCGAAAAAAATTATCAGAGAGAAAAAGCCGACAAGGAAATCTCAATAGGAACAAATAATAAAATTATTACAGTGACTGCTTCAGATAAATTTGTAACAAACCAGAGCCCCATTAACGCATGATTAACACTACATAGCAAGATATAGTTTTGTAAGGCAGTAACACTCTGCTACTGCACATGTTTTTATGTTAATTGACGAATTTTATTTTGATTCATCCCTCTGCAATACACTTTTAGTTTGCCTTAAGGATTCATATGTACGTTGACAAGTCACTCCTGCAATGTAGCGTTCGTCAGCGATTGCAGCATAACGTTTAGCTTCTGCTGCAATATCTCCGAGCATGTCGGCGAGCATTCCGGCGTCGGCTCTGGCTGTTTTGCTTCTGACGGCAGCGGCAAGATCTGCGGTGTGCTTTGCGGCGTCCAGGCGGGTGGCAAGTTTTGTTGCTTCGGTGCGCAGCTTGTTAACAGTGGCAGACAGGCCAGCAGCAGTGGCAGCAGCTTTGGCGGCTTGTGCTTGTGCATCTTTTACAGCCTCATCACGGGCAATTATGCGCCCTTGTTCAATCATGCGGGCGGCGGTCTGCGCGTTCACTGTCTGTGACGACTCAGCGCTGTCGCGTTCTGCCCACTTCTTTTCCCAACCCCGATCACTCCAGACATTTCCGGCAATGAATAAGGCGGCCACCAGCAACATCATCACCAGTGGTTTCCAGTATTTCTCCAGGATGCCCATCATGACAGGAACACATCACGCTCAGCCTTGCGGCGATTCGTGAGCCCCGGCATAACTTTTCCACCAGCTTTATTCCAGCGCAGAAACTCATCTGCAGCGCCTTTGATATCGCCAGCGTTCAATTTCTTCAACAGCGTGGATGTTGATAGCGCACTCGAGCCAACGTTGTAAGCGAACGATACCAGCGCATCAAACTGGCCTTGTGTCAGTTTCACTCTGACCAGTTTCAGCACATCGTTTTCATAACTCACCAGCCCCGTTTTCAGCAGCCGATCAGCAGTGGTCTGGTCGATAGTCATTCCAGGCTTTACTGGCTTGCCATCTACCGGGTAGGTCCAGCCGTAGCCAATCGTCCACGGTGCGCCGCCTGTTCCCGGATCTGGATAGGCGGACAGCCGGCAACCTTCGAATTTTTTTATCAGCGCAATGCCGTCAGGACTGGTTTGCATCGTCAACTCCCGCCTTTTTGGCTGCGAATTTTTTAATCAGGTTGCCGATCGAATCGGTGCCGATGTATCCAATAAAGACGCTGGCAATGTATGCGAGGTTGCTACTCAATCCGGAGAAGTCGAGCAGGTCACGAATAAACCAGGCGATCATCGCGCACATCAGCGCATCAATTAGCGTCTTCATCTTGGCGCCACCGTTATAGCGACCACGCAGGTACGCCATAATAAAAGCCAGCATTGCACCAATACCCTGCTCCTTAGCGGCAAATAGCGCAGCGATGAAATCTTGTTTGTATGGCATTTTCATAGGCCTCACCTCCGATAGTTCGGATGGCGCTGTGTGTGATTGAAAGAAATCAGGCTTCCGGGCTCTTTTGTAAACGTGAAAAAAGAAGGTGATTCCCGGAGCCTGAAGATGATGATCACCACAGCGGGATGACGTGATGATCGTTATGTCTTATCCAGTTCGCGGATTTCCTCCACAGTCTGAATAAATCGCTCTGTTTCCAGCTCAACACCGATTGCCCGTCGCCCCAGCCTCATAGCCGCTTTAATGGTCGAACCTGATCCCATGAAGAAATCAGCCACAACATCACCCGGCCTGCTGCTGGCGTTAATGATCTGCTGCAACATGTCTGCTGGCTTTTCACAGGGGTGTTTCCCGGGGTAAAACTGAACCGGCTTATGCGTCCAGACATCGGTGAAAGGAACAGAGACTGAAACAGAAAAGAACCGCCGGAGAGACTTATACTCTTCCAGCAATTCTGAATACTTCCGGTTCAACGAATGCCACGTGGCCACCAGTTGGTGGTGTGGTGTGTCGAGTTCATTGTTTCGATGCTTATCGAATGCAACCTGAGTGAATAGTTCCTGCAGTTTCTGGTAATCCGCTTCGCCCGGCAGTTGCCATTGAGATGCGCCAAACCAATGCGAGACCATGTTTTTCTTCCCGGTCGCATCTGCGATCTGCTTAGAGGAAACCCCCAGCGATTCACGCGCGTCACGGAAATACGAAATCAGCGGCGTCAGCACATGCTGTTTGAGCTCGTTACTTTTCTCCGCGTATCCATCACTCTTTGGCTTATACGGGCCCTGGTAATGTTCAGCGAAAAGAATGCGCTCAGTCGCCGGAAAATATGACCGCAGACTTTCTTTGTTGCAGCCATTCCAGCGACCGGAAGGTTTTGCCCAGATGATGTGATTAAGGACACTGAACCGCTCCCGCATCATGATTTCAATATCAGACGCAAGGCGATGCCCACAGAACAGGTAAAGGCTACCGGCGGGTTTCAGAACGCGCCAGAACTCAGCCAGGTATCCATCAAGCCAGCGTAAAAAATCCTCGTCCCCTTTCCACTGGTTGTCCCATCCTTCAGGTTTCACCCTGAAGTAAGGTGGATCCGTAACGATAAGGTCAATGGAGTTATCAGGGAGAGAAGCGATGTAATGCAGGGAGTCAGCGTTGATTAACTCAACACTGTTTATTTTTACAGTATTTTCCATAGATCAGTAAGCGTAACTCTGGTAGGCTCACTATGCTTTTGCGCTAAAGCAGTGGGCCCTGGTTAGCTTGTGACCTGAAAGCATGAGCTGATGGCTGGCCGGGTGCTACAACACCCACCAGCCGCCCATTTTCACAGCAGATAGCCCAGGCTGTCGCTGGGCCAGTGATTGATCTTCGACGATATGACAGGGGTATTGATGCAATGCACCTCGCGAATACCCCTGTCGTATCGCCGGAAAGCAAAAGCCCCGACTAGCGGGGCTCTCGTCATAATCAAATTGTCGCTTCTCATCGCTGCCATCGTGGCGCAGCTCTGCCAAGCATAAATACATTAGCTAACTTCCTGGCCCGTTTTCAACTATGTCAGTTAAAAATAGCACTAATAGCTAAATATTCCTTTTGCGACTATTCGGATAATAGCTTTCGTGAGGACAGAAAAACCTTTGCTCTGAAGATTTCCAGGCACCAGCGCACTCGTTTTCTGGCCTCTCCATCAGTCAGCCAGGGCGCGATAACCTGCAATTCTCTGGTGATGTCTGAGATTTTTTTCCTTGTGGTGTAATACTGGCATCCAACCACATAAACAGGATCGTTCAGGTCGAAAGCCTGAAGGACAGACTCCTCGACGAACTCAACATCATCACTATTGATGGCCTCATCAATTATACTGACCTGCGGCTCGGGCCAGAGAATTAAGCGGGCCCGCCGTAACGCCTGCTCACCACGGAATCCCTCATCCCTCGCTTGATTCAACGCGACGGTAAAACGCTCGAGCGCTTTATCAGACCAGTTCCTCCCTCTGATTACGTTCCAGCATGAATGTCCGCATGGTTTTCTGGGAGCTACTCCACCGCGAACGCTTTCACCCCATACAGCGAGAAGAGATTTGATCCATCCAGACTGGATATCGGTCAGGAGCATGCTTTTCCCCAGCCAGCTTTTGCGCGGCGCTATCGCTGCCTTTTCCAGGGCTGCCCGATGCGAACGTTTTTGACGAGGCGTCATTATTTTTTCTCCACTTATGCCAGCACACCAATTGCAAGCGCACGATCGATAAAACGAAATATCAGCTCCAGCTGCGAGCCGTATTTCTCTTCGAATGCCACGATATCCGCATGTAACTCGTCGTGATGCTTTCTGCACAAAGGCAACACCCAGAGGTCATGCGCTTTTGTCCCCATGCCACCCTGACCGTGACCTATCAGGTGGTGCGGATCATCCGCCTGCATACCACAGCAGGCGCACGGCTGGGCATTCACCCAGCGCGTGTATTTCTCATTTTCCCAACGGCGACGCTTCGGGCGTAGCATGAAGCTTTCCGGCGATTCCGGATCAATCCTGAGCGTCAGTACCTTCTTCACCTTCTCCTGCACAATGCTGGTGGCCGGCAACGAGGGCACAATATCGCTTTCTCGCATGATCGATTTCGGTTCTTCAGCCGGCAGTCTCAGCGCCTTATGCGCAACACTTTCAGGAATAACATCGCCCAGATCATTTCTGACCATCCACCAGCACAGCTCCGGGAGAGTCAGTACATGCGATTCTGGAAAACCTAAATCCGTGCGGATGACTGACATAATCCAGGATACCAGGTTTTTGCTGGCTATACCTGCAAGCTGTTCTGTGTATTGTCCAGCGAGAGTGTGGTCGCAGTGCCAGCATAACCGGATGCTCCCAGGCTTATGCCGCATTATCGTGAAATTCTTGTCGTGCCATGTTGAATGGGGCCACTGGCATTCGAACTTTTCATTTAGCCAGGTATCAAGCGAAGACAATCCGCCAGCGCGCTGTATAACGCGATGATCCTCGAATATCTCACTCATTACCGGATCGTCTGCCAGTGGCTGAACCGCTGCTGGCACAAAACCAGTCGCATAAGAGGCCATGCTTTCAGGTTCTGGCTCGAGTAAAACCCGACCGCGCATGAATAGCGGCATCAGTTCAGCGCCGGGACGGAAAAGCACAACCCCCATTCGATGAGCAATTTCAGGTGTCAGCAAAGCCCTCACGCTGCCTGCCCCTTAGCAATATGTTCCGCCCATAGACCGCCGATCCAGCGCACCCCCTTAGCCGTAAACCGCGCCTGGCTGAATGCGTGGTTTGAAGTGACAGAGGTCCCAGTCTTAACCTCAAATCGCCCCGCATCAATGTGCGCCGCCATCGGTGTAAGCGTACCGCCCAGGCGGTAAAGGATGCCGCGATCTATCAGAAACAGACGGAACTCGTTTTCCTTTGCCTTAAGTAATTTTGCCACCTGCCGAAACGACATTGACCCACTGGCAGAACAGTAGCGATCGACAAATTCCACCTTTGGCGCCGCGGCTGCCAGTTCAGTGGCTAGTTTCTGCTTTTGCTCCGCCAGATCGGCGGCAAGCCGTAGGGCTTCTGAGAATGACTGAGGGATCGCCAGCTGTTGCGCCTGCTCCAGTTCCTGCCATCGATCAACGAGCCGCGCAGTGAATTCAGGCGACAACTGAGCCACAACCACATAACTGTCCCGCTTTCCTATCAGGTAGACGGCTACCGACTGATTGAGGTGATTTTTAACTTCCCCCATCGGGGGGAGTTTAATAACACCGCGCTCTGCCAGCCGTTCAATTGAGCGCTTAACGTGGTCATGACGTGATTCCACTAAATCAGCGATATCACTGCTGGACATGGTTAACGCCTCGGTTGTTAACTGATTCATAATTGCTCTCCACTTATCAGGCGGCTGCACCCGCCCCCGGTTCAAATTTGGTGATCGTGATTTCCACTTTCCCCTTCGGGATAATCGGCCCCCACTCCACCAGCATTCTTTTTACCTGGCTGTCGTCCTCCCAGATCCCCGCATGGGTAAGAGCGTCAAACAGCGCTTTGTTGTAGTTATCCAGATCCCTGAGCCGGTTGTCCGGCGGGAACAGGATTATTTCAACAGACGCCGGTGACGATGACGGCTTAGGGAGCATGCGCAGTTGTTCAATGATTGCCGCACATGCTGACGACTGGAACTGGCGACCTTTGGCACTTATCAGGTGACGACCAGCAAGCGGCCCCTTATTCGGAGCGCGCCAGTATGTGTTCACACTTGGAGGAAACGGCAGCACCAGTTTCATAGCCGGATCCCCTTGTTCTTGAGATAGGCGATTGCGCGGTCCTTCGCACCATCCTCACCATTCACAAGCGCATGCAGCAGGGAATCTGCATCAGCAGCGTTCTCCTGATCGTTGATGGCTATTCCCCGCGAAACACCACGCGTCAGGGTGATAGCCCCTTTTCTCTCCAGTGCGCGCAGATGATCCGCAGCGGCATTTGGGGAACTGCATCCCAGCAGCCCCGAAAGTTCTGTATTGGTTGGAGGATAGCCATGCTCGCGTTGAAAGCTGATCAAGGTCTCCAGTACATGCTGCTGGCGAGCCGTGAGAATTTCTTTCACGCGCTTTCCTCCAGAATGTTGACCATCTGAGCAGAAGCAACGGCAATGATCTCGCTGGTGGGCATACGTTCAAGCCATAGCTGATTGATATTGCCTTTCAGCTTGTTCTGCTGTGACTCAGTCAGGGCGTCAACGCCATCCACCTGGTTAAACACCAGACCAACCTCGAGAGGCCAGATACGCGATTCGACTTCTGGTAATGTCAGCGGCGCAGGTGGCTGTACTGTTTCTGCCTGGCGGGTCTTACCAGCGGCAAATGTGACCAGCGACATAAACGCCTTCCCTTTTTCCTCCAGATCGGTACGGCTGATGTAGCTGAAACGCTCGCCGCGCCATGACTTATCGAAGATTGCAATGGCGCCAGCAAAGAAAGCACCAGTGGGTTTCTGTTTATCGTCAGCAGGAACAAACCACACAGGGAGATCGAAACCAATGCGACCGCGAATAAACATGATGTGATCGGCATCTTCAGGCCACCATGTTTCACTTGTCGCCGCTTTAATGAGGAACACGTAACGCCCCCCCTTTTCACGCATCTCCATTGTGTGATCCATGATGTGGGTCATGCCGGTGATCGCCTGCTTCTCGTGGTACTGAGAGCGGCTATAGGGTGGATTACCGAATGCGGCCCCGCCGATTGACTCCAGCATTTCCGCCCAATCCTGCACCAGCGCGTTATCTTCGGCGGTGTACCAGACCGGACACTTCGCGTTATCGTCGTCAGCAAACAGATCCAGAACCAACGGTCCAAATATTGCGTTGATCCCCCAAAACAACAGATCCGGAGTACGCCACTGATCGCCAACCTCTTTCAGTTCGTGGGCTGGTTTGCAACGCAGTTCCGCCAGCGCCTGGCAATATTTGTTTAACGTCATCCTCTGAATCCCTCTGGAATTTTGGTATCAACCGGACCGACCTTCATTGGGTCATGTTTCTTTTCGCCCCAGGATTCACGTGGCGGACGCCCCTTCTTGTCCCAGCGGATCCCGCTTTGCAGATACCCCTCAAATTTTTTCGGGCCAAACAGTGTTTCTGGGCGCATGTACTGGTACTGCTCATCGTTGCCGTTCCAGTGCTCATGTTTCAGGTCGATAACCAGTTGCAGGTCAGCAACGCTGTAACCTTCACGCAGACGAGCACGAATATTTTCCAGCGAGGTTTTTGATTTCTGGTACCGGGAGCCGCTGACCTGGTTCAAATGGGTTAAAACCAGAATGGCGTTATCAGTGATCGCAACTTCAGGGTCTGGTTGCGAGGCAACCGGACAAGAAGGTTTTTTACCTGATGGATCAGTAGTTGAATTTACTGACGGATCCCCGCCAGATTCTGACGGGTGAAAACCGCCATTCTGACCGGATTTTGACGCCTCAAATTTTGACGGGTCAGATTTTGATGCGTCAGATTTTGACGGGTCAGAATCTGACAGGTGAGCGAATGCAACTGTCTGGAGTTTTGCCACATTCAACTGATAAACATTGGAAGCATTTCGGTTGCCCTGTCGCCGCGCTTTGCGTGACAACCAGCCGTCGGCTTCAAGCTTCGCTATTGCCGTTCTGACAGTGCTGACGCCTGCACCAAGCTGTCTCGCGATTGTTTCTATGGAGGGCCAGCAGACACCTTCGTCATTGCTGAAATCAGCCAGGCGCGCCATGATGGCCACGCTGGATAACTTCATTCCTGACGCTGCACAGGCATCCCATACATAGCCTGTTAATTTAGTACTCATAGTCGCCCTCTATTTCCCTGAACTTTCGCTGAAACTGCTCAAGCGGGCTGAAACACTCATGCTCATAGCCTTTACGCAGGTAGATAACGCGGCGAGTTTCCGGCTCCCATCTGATAACGCGAACCGGGATGCCGTAGTGGTCTTTGAACCATCGGTTAAGTTCTCGCATAAGGATTCCCCTCTACGGCGCCATACCCCCACAATTGCCATCGCCCGACTGTGGTTACAGGGAACCCAGCGGCCTGATACCATGCGCTCATACCGAAACATGATGTAACCCTGAACCGGGAATGCACGTAGTTGCGGTATGCGGTTCTTTACCGTTAAACTGTTCATGCGTTAGTTTCTCCACTGATACGACACGCCACGGCGCCCGGAGCTGCACACTCGCGGGCGTCACTCTTTTCTGGCAGGCAATAAACACGGGAAATCAAATTCAGGAAGGTCATCAGGGTCACCCTGAACTGATATGCAATGTCGGTAAGGCTCTGCCACTCCCCTTTATCAACCACACCATCATCGATGTATCGACGGTATGCGTTGACGAGATCACCAAGCCGTCCCACCAACTCAGCCAGCTTTAAACCAATCTCCTCGTTCTCCATCTCTGGTGCTGCACCTGGGATGTGGATCCCGTTATCTGTTTGACGAGAAAACGCATCAGCTATGTAGCTAACACCTGCAGCTTTCTGTAACACCATCGCCCAGCCCATAGGGAAGATCTGATCGCCATCTACGCGTAGGCGGTTAAATAGCGCGTTCTCTGTTACCCCCAACCACTCTGCCGCCTCAGCATAACCACCAGGCAGATCGGTAATGGTCTTTTTAATTGCGGCCACCAGCCAACTAGGCTGACGTTCGACTTTCCATTCTGGTTCTTTACCCACGGTTACCCCCATTTTTATGTGGTTACTCTTATGCAGCCGACACGTTAGTTTTTAAGGGTTCTTCAGGAAGACCATCGCTAGGATTTGGGTAAATATCTGGTCTCAATTCATGAGGGGTCACTGACCAGCAACCAAGCTCACAGAGTTGTAAAACTCTTTCAGATGGAACTTGGTTATTAATCACCCAATTAGCGACGGATTGTGTTGATTTGAAACCAAAGCGCCGGGCTACCTCAGATAGAGATTTCCCCGCTGCTTTAACAGCTTTCTCGGTGAGATTTTGAGATGACATATACGGCTCCTCTAAAGTGTAGAGGAATAATGCTACCTAAAGTAGCAAATAGCAACTACTTAAAATAGAAATGACTACTTCATGTTATGTGCGTAATCTTCTACCTATGGTAGAAGAACAAAAACACCCTGATTTCGCTAAACGACTGAGTGAGTTAATGGCTGACAGAGGTATATCTGTTACTCAGCTCACGGGTCTAACTGGCGTGACATATGAGATGGTGCGCCGGTACACAATCGGTGCGGCAAAACCTCGTGCTAAAGTAATGAATAAGCTTGCTATGGCGCTGGGATCATCAGCTTCATATCTAGAGTATGGTGTTGGCGATAAGGGAGATGGTAAGAAGATGGAGAGCAAAAGCTCACCTGAAAATCTTAACGTATACCGCGTAGAGGTTTTGGATCTAGCGGTTAGTGCCGGCCCAGGTACCTACATGCTTTCGGATCATGTTGAAGTGCTCTACGCCATCGAGTTCACTACTGAACATGCCAGAGTACTTTTTGGAAATCGCGATCCAGAAGATGTGAAGGTCATGACCGTTAACGGCGACAGTATGTCCCCTACCCTCGTTTCGGGTGATCGCCTGTTCGTCGATATCTCAGTTCGTCACTTCCAGACCGACGGCGTTTACTCTTTCATATACGGTAAGACTTTCCACGTTAAACGCCTTCAAATGCAGGGTAATAAGTTGGCCGTTCTGTCTGATAACCCTGCATACGAGAAGTGGTATATCGATGAGAAATCACAGGATCAGCTTTATGTAATGGGTAAGGCGTTGATACACGAGTCCATCAAATACAATCGCCTTTAGGACGAAAAGCATGAATACGTTCAACATATTCGCGATACCTTTTTTAACCTTTCAGTTGTTCTGTTGACTCTTGGTGCTACCAGGAAGAACCAAGCGTACTTCATCGTTGGTGGCGTGTTCATGCCGTCCAATGTAGTTAATGCAGCGATTGGTATTTCACTCTAAAGTTAGCTGTATATATGAACAGATTCCCTTTTTGGGAAACATCACTATAATTCCCAAAGAGGGAACTAACTGCGATTATGATAGTCAGAGGTAGAGAGAAGCTTCATGAGTTCTGCCTAAGGCACTCTCAAGCCAAAGGAGCAATTGATGCTTGGTACGATGAGGTCGTGCGAGCTGAGTGGAAAACGCCGCAAGACATTCGAAACAGGTATGCTAGCGCAGATTTTATTGCTGGCAATAGGGTTATTTTTAACATTAAAGGTAATCATTTTCGTCTCGTAGTACATGTTATATATATTGCAGGGACAGTAGTGATCGATCGAGTCGGAACTCATGCCGAATACGACAAATGGAGGCTATGATGGGTAAACAAGCTTGGCGCATTTTTAAGACTCATGAAGAGTACGAACAAGGCATGGCTCGTTTATTACAATTAGCTGAGAGTGAATTAGCTGAAGGAACCTCTGACTTTGAAGAGTTTGAGCTTTTAAGTTTGTTGATAGGGCATTATGAAGATAAAAAATTCCCTATGGATAAGCCCGATCCAATAGAGGCAATAAAATTCAGGATGGATCAGCAAGGTCTAACTCAAGCAGATATGAAACAATACATTGGTTCAGCATCTAAAGTATCTGAAGTTTTAAACTATAAAAGACCCTTAAGTTTGTCCATGATTAAGAGATTACATACAGGGCTAGGTATACCCGCCGACATACTTATTCAAGACACCCAGAACGTCGAATGGTCACCATTAGCATACGGAGCTGAAAACTTTGCAGTTGCTTTTGGTGATGCGTGTAAAAAGCTAATCCTGCAACCACAACATACTGATAAAGAAAACAGTTACGAAGAGGTTGCAACAATTCTTACTCGTTTCCAATTTAAAACTGATATATACCCGATGGACGATGATCTATCAAAATCAGTTAAGATTGGAGAATGTTTCGTTTCCAGTGACGATAATTTATATCTTGACGAATTCCAGCGTGCGTAAATATGAAAATTACTCCAATATCAGGAAAAGTAGTTGATTTTAATCTCAAGGCCTTGCCTCTGCAAGGTCAAAAAAAGAAACAAAAAAAAACAGAAAATAAGGTCAATGCCACTATAAATTTCGACAACGAAGTTTTTATTAATACCCACGATAGCAAGATTTTCAAAGTTCGGTATAAATTGCTTGTTACAATACCCAACAAGGTAGAAGTAAATCTTACTTATGACTTTGATTTCAGGGCTGATGAGGATGTCGATAGCGGTATACCAAAATCTCTAACAATTCGTTCGGATGTACCGGCTTATTGTTATCCGTACATGAAATCCTATGTCGAAAATATCTTAAGTATGTCAGGTTACGGCGGTGTTCCCCTTCCTTATCTCGACTTCATTGGGACCCCAATAGGTATTGAAAAAATCGATCCGATTGAGTAAATATTTACCCGGCACCTCGCCGGGTTTTTATTGTCCTTTTCTCACCAGTTCAGCAGCATCCCTGTTTGTCTTCTTCTCTATTACTTTGGTGGCATCTTGCTGGTTACGCACAAGTTGTTCGACTAAGTTATCTTTCGTGATCGGTACTCCTGCTGCTATCAGATCAACCACGGCCAAACCCAATGCGTTGACTATCAATCCTGCCTTATCCTCACCGTAACCCATTTCTTATCCCCCGCCTGGTGTTTTTTAATCATACCACAAACTCAAAATATAATATTTTATCTTTTAATTCAGTTGGTTAAGTGAAATAGGTTTAGTTTACCTGATATTTCTACTTTTTGTAGTTGATTTTTACTACTTTAAATAGCAATATCATTTCAATGACAGCGAACAGGTAGGACGCCCACGAAGTAGCCGCCGGTGGCGTATGAATGACCGGATGATTCGCTGACAGGTATCTTCGGGAGGGGTTGCGGTTTGGAGTGACTACCAATCCAGCGCGCTCACCTGGTGAACACGGTCCAGTCCAACCCACTGGCACCAGCTATGAAACACCGTAGGGTTGCCAGCTAGTCACTGGCACCCCGCCCGAAGATACCTAACACCGCGCCTGATGTGGATAAAAGCAGGCCAAAGCAATAAGAAGTACATCCCTGTTCTGGCGGCCCGGTGTTTTCCCGTGTATTTCCGGCAACCGCCAGCCTTTTCAGGGTACAACATGCAAGCGCACTCCTTCACTTACCAGTTATGGGTGACAGGTGTGAAACGATGGAGTGCGCTTGCAGTTGTGGTGAAGTGCAGCCCTTAGAGGTAACCAGAAGATAAGCATCTGGCGCCACAACCCAATCACGTAGCCAGCGTGGTACCAGGAAGTAAGAAAGCTGTGAGTAGTCTTGGCGGTACCAGGGTCTTCAACCTGACAAAAGGGGGACGAAGATAATGTTCTACCTCGGTACCGCCCTTTTTACGAAACAGACAAGGGCATCACCGGGCGACGGGCTCATAACCCAATCCACCCGGGCGGTTGCAGCCGCAGGTGCTCTTGTCTGTTTTGTGGAGAAACTAACTGGCAGTTGCGACCGCCAACTCGAGGGTTAAGACGATGAGTAATGACCGCATGACCGTAGTGCCCGATTTCCTGGGCGAACTGGATGCCGGCGTGTTCATGAACAAGATCGCCGCAGCGCTGAATACTACCGCGCTCGGCGTTCTGAACAACGGCAACAAAGGCAAGGTAGTCCTCACCTTTGATTTTGAGCGTATGGGTAACTCCGTCGAAGAGAAGCGCGTCAAGATCAAGCACAAGCTGAACTACAGCACCCCGACGCCGCGCGGTAAAGCGTCTGAAGAGGACACAACCGAAACCCCTATGTGGGTCAACAAAGGCGGGAAGCTCACCATCCTCCAGGAGGATCAGGGGCAACTGTTCGGGATCACCGGCGCGGTGGACGGAAAGCTTAAAGCGGCTCAGTGATCCGCAGCAACAAATTCACTGATACCACTTCGATCATCAGTTAATAAGGAATTTCTATGTCTCAGTTAGACAACGGCACATTTCAACAGGTAAAAGACCTGGTTCTTTCTGGCTACCATCTGGATGATATTCAGGGTCTGGCATGTCCAACCGCATTGTTACCTCAAGGAACCAACGTTGAAAGCCTCGAGCGTTTTTCTCTTGAGCGTTTCCGCTTTCGTGGCGCAATGACCACGACCAGCATTGATGACTTCGCTCGATACTCGAAGGGCTACGCCAGCGCCGCCGAACCCGCCCGTTGCTTTATTGATGCTGACAACATGACCGCCCGCTCGGTATTCAATATCGGCTCCCTGAACAATCCTGGACATGCCGATAACGTTGCCGCAATCACCCTGAAGAAAACAGCCCCGTTCCGCGCGCTGCTGCAGATCGATGGTCAACGTCTGAAGCAAAAGCAAATCGCCGAATGGCTGGAAGACTGGAGCGATTACCTGCTGGCGTTTGATGCTGATGGCAATACGATGCAGATTTCCCAGGCCGCCCAGGCTGTACGGCGTATCACTATCCAGCAGGCAACCCAGCAGGATCATGAAACAGGTGACTTTGCAGGTAAACGTTCGCTCATGCAAAGCGTCGAAGCCAGCAGCAAAGATGTCATGCCGGTGGCGTTCGAGTTCAAGTGTGTGCCGTATGAAGGGCTTGGCGAGCGCCGCTTTAGTCTGCGTAACAGCCTGCTGACTGGTGATGAGCCGAGCTTTGTTCTGCGTATCGTCCAACTGGAAGCCCAGGAAGAAGCGATCGCCAACGAGTTTCGCGATCTGCTGATCAGTAAATTCGACGGTGAATCAGTCGAAACCTTCATCGGTAACTTTAAAGCGTAATTGCTCAGCATTAAATCCCCGGCGCCGCGGGGATTTTTAAAGCATAAATTTGCGTTCTATTGTAAGATCCAAACTTCAAAAAAACCTAACATAATTCAAAGCAAAGGTATGCAAAATGGGTTTATACACAGATACAACTATCAAAAACAATATAATAGAAACTAATGCCACTATAAATAGTGACCTGATAAGACTTGAGAAAATAACCAAGTCATCATCAAATACTAGGCGTAAAAATTACGCTTTATTATATCGCACCTTAAACAACGCATGGTCAAATTTCATTGCAATTATTAACAACAACCCTCGACATTTAGACGAAAACACTCGATTTAATCAGGAAAGTATCGCTACTTTAATTGAGTTCAAATTATCAGATTACAAATCAAATAGGGTTGTTTTTTTATCAAATTTATTAAGGTTATTATATGAGTATTATTTCTGGACTGGGACAACTTCCACCTTCAATAACATTCATATATCTGACAGCACACTGACATCACTTGATAATGCTTTTGCAGAAAATAATCCAAATGCACAGTTTTCTTGGATTCGTGATAAATTACCTATAGCCCTAATGAAATGGTTGTTGAATAATGATGATTTTCTTGGCGCACGAAACTTCATATCCGAACTAGATTCAAGTAAAGAAAAATTATTAAATGATATATCAGAAAACAGTACCGTAGCAATTCGCCAGATTAACAAAAGTTCAGAAGCATCTTTACAGTTGATATCAGATAATTATGATGATATTAAAAAAACCATCATTGATGGTAAACAGGAGGCAGACTCGAATTTAGATTATATTAAAGAATCAATAATCGAAATTAAAGCCTTAGAAGAACGCGTTAAAAACCTGAAATCAGAATATAATTTCGTTGGGCTAAGCAATGGTTTTGACAGAATTAAGAGAAAAAAAGAAAAAGAACTATCATCAACTGAAATGAGTTATAAAAACTTATTCGGCACCATTTTTATTGCTCCAGTAATAGCTGTAATACTACACTTCTGCTTTCCTAAATTATACCCGGAAGATTATTCAGCCATTTTTATAATACTGCCATTCCTTACAATCGAGATGGCGATAATTTATTTTTTTAGACTATCATACTTGGAAGCAAAAGCTCTGAGAACTCAATTAATGCAGATCGATTTAAGACTCAGTTTATGCGCTTTCATTGATGGTTATGTTGAGTATAGAAGAAAAAATAACATTGCTATAGAGAAAGTTTTGGATTCTTTTGATGCACTGATTTTTAGTCCAATACAAACAAATGAAAATAATATACCTGCAATGTTTGATGGACTTGAAGCAATTGCTGGAGTAGCTGAAAAGGTAATGAAAAAATAAATTTAGCAATAGTAATTATATATATAACCACCAGCACTAATATATGATGTTACAGCCCGGGTGCAGCCGGGCTAAGTGGAGAACGACTCATGAGCGATCGCTTCCTGACTGATGACGAACTTGCTGAAGCTACTGGATCACCACAGAAGGCTCGGCAAAAAGAAGTCTTAACCCAGAATGGTATTTATTTTATTGAACGCCGGGACGGTGCAGTTAAAACGACCTGGTATCATATAAATCATCCATTCAGGTTAAATCCACCAGCAGGGTCCCTGCCCATTCCGGGCATGAACTTTAACGCAATAGAGTGAAATTATGGGTCGCAAACGCGCACCCGGTAACGAGTGGATGCCAAAGGGCGTTTTCTTTCGCCCTTCTGGTTACTACTGGAAACCAGGTGGAACAACAGAAAAACTGGCACCTGCTGGCGCCTCAAAATCAGAGGTATGGATCGCTTTCGAGAAGGTGGTTGAAGGCAGGAAAAATATTCTTACCTTCTCCCAATTGTGGAAGAAATTCCTCAACAGCACGGATTATGCAGATCTGGCCCCGCGAACACAGAAAGACTATCTGTCACATGAAAAATATCTGCTGGCCGTTTTCGGTGAGGCTGAGGCTAAAGCCATTAAGCCAGAACATGTCAGACGATACATGGATGCCAGAGGAAAGAAAAGCCGTGTCCAGGCCAACCATGAACATAGCTCGATGTCTCGCGTTTATCGCTGGGGTTATCAACGCGGCTTCGTTCCTGGAAATCCATGTGTAGGAGTGGACAAGTTTCCCAAACCACAGCGTGATCGCTATATCACAGACGAAGAATACCTTGCGATTTATGAACACGCCAGTGAGCCGGTTAAAGCCGCAATGGAAATAGCTTATTTATGTGCAGCGAGGGTATCCGATGTCCTGAAAATGGACTGGCCGCAGATAATGGATAAAGGAATTTTTATTCAGCAGGGCAAGACGGGAGTTAAGCAGATCAAGGCGTGGACTGATCGCCTGCGCGCGGCAGTTGATATTTGCAGATCGTGGGGGGAAACGGGGTCAGTAATTAAAACCATGTATGGAGAGCGTTACTCTTACAAGGGGTTTAACGAGGCATGGCGAAAAGCAAGAACAGCGGCAGCCAACTATCTTGGAAGACCTCTGGATTGCACATTTCATGATCTGAAGGCTAAAGGCATTTCTGACTTCGAAGGTACGGGACGAGATAAACAGAAATTCAGTGGGCACAAAACAGAATCTCAGGTTCTCGTTTACGACAGGAAGGTAAAAATAAGCCCTACCCTGAACAGAAAAATGTGATTTACACCGTAGCGTCAGACATTACTCTGGCGCTATTTTTTCTCACTGGATTTTCTCATTTTTTCTCAACGGGATGTGTGTCACTGACAACAGGAAGGGTAAGTGCTTGAATAGTGGCGGAGAGAGGGGGATTTGAACCCCCGGTAGAGTTGCCCCTACTCCGGTTTTCGAGACCGGTCCGTTCAGCCGCTCCGGCATCTCTCCGTTTTGATGGTTGCCATCATGCCAGGTAATTTGGCATTTTAACAGACCCTGTCCCTTCAATTTTGTTCAAGTGACGAGTTTGCGAGCAAATCGATGATTAAGTGGCCCTGGAAAGCACAAGACACCGCACAAAATGAGTCTGCTCAGTGGGAGGAAGCCCTTGCAATCCCCCTGCTTGTGACCCTGACCGCGCAAGAACAAGCCAGACTCATTGCGCTGGCAGAGCGATTCCTGCAACAAAAAAGGCTGGTCGCCCTTCAGGGTTTCGAACTCGACTCGCTGAAAAGCGCGCGCATCGCCCTGCTTTTCTGTCTGCCGGTTCTGGAACTGGGTATCGAATGGCTGGATGGCTTCCATGAAGTGCTGATCTACCCTGCGCCCTTTGTCGTCGATGACGAATGGGAAGATGATATTGGTCTGGTCCACAACCAGCGCGTTGTTCAGTCCGGACAAAGCTGGCAGCAAGGACCAATCATCCTGAACTGGCTGGATATTCAGGACTCCTTCGACGCCTCCGGGTTTAACCTGATTATTCATGAAGTTGCCCATAAGCTGGACATGCGTAATGGCGATCGCGCCAGCGGCATTCCGCTGATTCCTCTGCGGGAAGTCGCCAGTTGGGAGCACGACCTGCACGCCGCAATGAACAATATTCAGGATGAAATTGATCTGGTGGGTGAAACGGCATCGAGCATTGATGCCTATGCGGCGAGCGATCCGGCGGAATGTTTTGCGGTCCTGTCAGAATATTTCTTCAGCGCCCCGGAACTCTTTGCGCCACGGTTCCCCGCGCTGTGGCAACGTTTCTGCCAGTTCTATCAGCAGGACCCTCTGCAACGCCTTCGTGATAACGAAGACGATGACCCATTTGACCCTGCGCAGGTTCACTGATCCTCCATTTTGGGGATTAATTAACCACTTGAAAAAGCGTGCTAATTTTACTGTTGACACGCCGTAGCGAGGTCAGTATTATGCGCCTCGTTCACACGATTCCTCTGTAGTTCAGTCGGTAGAACGGCGGACTGTTAATCCGTATGTCACTGGTTCGAGTCCAGTCAGAGGAGCCAATTTCCTGTTTGCATGCATCTTTGCGAATCCTTATCTGATATTGATTCAAGAGGTTAGCGTGAAAACTCTTCCCGGTGCATTTTGATTTTACCCTCCGCATCGGGAAAAATTGGTGGTCAAATCTGGGGTCAGGTTAGTTCGATGACGGAGTGACCCCCAAATGTCCCTTAACGACTCAAAAATCCGCAACTTAAAACCATCCGCAAAACCCTTCAAAGTTTCTGATTCTCACGGTCTGTACCTTCTTATCAAACCAGGCGGCTCACGTCACTGGTATCTTAAATATCGTATAAACGGCAAAGAATCCCGCATTGCACTGGGTGCCTATCCTGCCGTCTCCCTGTCTGATGCCCGCCAGCAGCGCGAAGGTATCCGTAAGATGCTGGCGCTGAACATCAACCCGGCACTGCAGAGGGCTGCTGAACGCAGAGCCTGCACACCAGAGAAGGTGTTTAAAACAGTGGCGCTGGCATGGCATAAAAACAATAAAAAGTGGTCGCAGAACACCGCTGACCGTCTGCTTGCCAGCATGAACAACCATATCTTTCCTGTAATTGGTCATCTGTCCGTCACGGAGCTTAAACCCCATCATTTCATTGACCTGCTGAAAGGCATTGAGGAAAAGGGCCTGCTGGAAGTCGCGTCCCGCACGCGGCAGCACCTCAGTAACATCATGCGCCATGCGGTCCATCAGGGATTTATCGACACCAACCCGGCAGCAAATCTTGATGGCGTGACGGCTCCCCCCATGAGACACCACTATCCCGCCCTGCCGCTGGAGCGGCTGCCTGAACTGATTGAACACATTGAAGCATATCATCAGGGCCGTGAACTGACCCGGCTTGCTGTCCTGCTGACGCTGCATCTGTTCATTCGCTCCAGTGAGCTGCGCTTTGCACGCTGGTCAGAAATTGATTTCATAAACAGAATTTGGACGATACCCGCCACACGCGAAGCCATTGTGGGTGTGCGTTATTCAGGGCGCGGTGCAAAAATGCGCACTGCTCATATCGTGCCCCTCTCACAGCAGGCTATAGCTATTCTGAAACGGATTAAGGAAATATCCGGGGCTTACGAACTGGTCTTCCCCGGCGACCATAACCCGTACAGGCCGATGTGCGAAAACGCGGTTAATAAAGCACTGCGCCTTATGGGATTCGACACGAAACAGGACATCTGCGGACATGGCTTTCGGGCAATGGCATGCAGTGCCCTGATGGAGTCTGGCTTATGGTCGCAAGATGCAGTGGAACGCCAGATGAGTCACCAGGAGCGCAACACCGTGCGTCTGGCTTACATTCATAAGGCTGAGCATCTGGAAGCCCGCAAGGCGATGATGCAGTGGTGGTCAGATTATATCGATACATGCCGGGTCGCATACGTACCACCTTTTAACACAGGGCGGGATAAAAACAACGAAGCTGCATGA